ATCTGATGCTGGTAAGATGGTTTCTGGTGACTCTAAGATGAGTGGTGCTAAGTACACTCATGGTAGAAGAGTTGATGATGGTGGTGCTGGTCCTCAAGAAGCAGGTGGTTCTAAGAAACCAAAAGCACAAGGTAGAATGGACAAGGGTGCTCGTGCAGACTTAGAATATCGTAAAGCAAATCTTAAAAAACAGAAGAAAGAATCGGTCATTTACGAACTTGGTCAACTCAGCGAAGAACAACTCGATGAGTTCCTCAAAGGTCTCTTTGGTGGCGGCAACAAACCAAAACCCACTTCCGGTGGTAGTGGTCAAATGCCCAGTCATGTTGGTCTTGCTGGAAAACTTGGCGCTCGTCGTCAAATGATGAACAAAATGATGGGTAAACCAGACACAAAAGTTTTAGGTTTCTCTAAAGGTGGTGAGAAAAAGAAAGTGAAAGAATCACTTGCATTCTCTGAAGAGGAGAAATATTTTATTAATGAAGAATGTAATTTTGATAATGTTAGCGATGAAGAACTCGTAGCATTTTTTGAGGATGCTATTATTGAATTAGCAGAAGATGATCAGGATCTTCTTGAAATTTGTGAGGAACTTGAAATCTGTGGCATCCTCATGGAGCAAGAGGAGGATGATGATAAAAAGAAACCTTCTAATATGGAGCGTCTCAAGGCAGCAGCATCTAAAGCGGGTGAGCGTCTTAAAGCAGGTGCCAAGAAAGTAATTGGTATGGGTGCTCGTGCTGCTGGTCATGCTGCTGGTGAGTTCCAAGCACAGCGTAAGAAGTCTAAGAAAGCTGCCATGGAGCGTGGTAAGGGTGAAGGTGAAACGAAAAAATCTGCAGATGATGGTGATAAGACAGGTGGCAAGTTAGATGATCTTCTTTCTAGTATCAGAAGTGATGCTAAAGGTAAATCTGATTCTGGCGGTGGAAGCAGTAGCAACAGTGGTGGTAGTGCATCGTCTGGTGGTGGTAGTGCATCGTCTGGTGGCGGGGGTGGAAAGAAACCTACTTTCATTCAGAGAGTTGGTAGCGCACTTAAGGGTGCCTTGAAAAAGGGTGTTGGTAAACTGTCTCGTATGGTATCCAAGGGTAGCGATAAACTTGCAACTCGTATGGGTGAAGAGTATGAACAGATTGCACATCTGTATGAGTCTGGTCTCTTCACTATCCAAGAGATCGAGAATGTTATTGAGGCAAGATTTGACGATGGACCTGAGGGAACTGCTAAAAGAAAGAAAGCACTTGAGAAAAAGCGTGGTATGAAACTTGATGGTCATCCTCAATTTGATACAGAGCGTGGTGCAATGGCATATGATGGACCTAACAAGGCATCATCAGACGCTAAAGACCGTGTTATTGCAAAAACAAAATCAAAGCGTGGAGGTTGAACAATGAAATCATTTAAAACATTTAACGAAAGTGCTGATCTTTCTGAAGGTATTAGGTTGAAATCTCCTTCGGAGTATGTGGCTGGACTTAGTAAAGCAAGAGAAAGACTTGGTAATGCTTATCGTGCCACTAGAGATTTTCTCAATCCGCCCCCTAGTAAGTCAGCTGATCCAGTAGTCCGTGCTGGTGGTAGTTATACAGGTAGAGGTGGTGCTCCAGTTCTTCCGGATAAAAAAACAGATTCTAAATCTGATGCCAAGACCAATCCTAAAACAGATTCAAAAGAAAAAACAACAACTACAAAGGATAGTTCTAACTATAGTGCCGCTGATGCCGCAGCAGATCAAGAAAAAGCAAAATTGAAAGCACAGGCAGAAAGAGAAAAGAACAATTCTGCACCCAAAACTGATTCTGCACCCAAAACCGATTCTAAACCGCGCCCAAGATCTCGCCCTGAGAAACCTACTGCCAAGACTGATCCTAGAAACGCTGAGTATATTAAAAAGAGATCTGCTGCAGCTGCAGCAACGGGTGATGCCAAGAAGAAAGCAACAAAGGATGCTGAGTCTGCTGGTATGTCTGCTTGGGCAAAAGCAAATCCAAAACTTGCTGCAGCAAAAGCAAAGCGTGATGCCACTAGAGGCACAAATAAGACTACCAATCCTTTAATGAAGGATATGAAGTCGAAACTGCCTGACCCCAAACCCAAATCAAAACCACTGACTGCCCCGATTAAGAAGTTGGGCGATACAGATAAAACTGTACCTACTAAAGCAGTCGCTCCTAAGGCAGAAACTCCTGCTGCAAAAGCACCACCGAAGGTAGAAACTCCCGCTGCAAAAGCACCACCGAAAGTACAAACCCCTGCTGCATCCGGTGGTAGTGGTACTGGCGGTGGCCTTAGTAGTGTTCTCTCTAGTATCAGAAGTGATGTTAAAGGTAAATCAACAGGTGGTGAAGTCAAAAAGAAAACTAAAAAAGAATCTTTCTTAGGATTCTCTGACTATTTGGCTGAAAAAAAAACCAAAATTAAATTAAACCCTAAAAAAGATGATCTCTTAGAAGGGGGTTGCGGTTCCTATTCTAAGGGTGGTGATGTAAAAAAGAATCATGGTGAAGATTGTGATTGTATGAAGTGTGAAAAGAAACGCCGCAAAGATGATTTAGGTGACGAAAAAACAGTATCTACGGAGGACTATGCTTATGTCAGTCAAGAAAAAGTTTCAGAAGAAAGCTATCAAGAAGAAGGCTATGAAACTGAAACGAACTTGACTGAAATAACTGGTGCAATGTCTGGTGTAATGGGTAAAGTTCTTAAGAAGTTAAAACCTGGTAGTGGTAGCACTAAGGGTTCTGCTCCTTCTGTATCTCAACCAAAACCTATGATGAAACCAAATCCCATGCTTTCACCGGGAAAAGCACTTTCATCTATGGCGGGTCTCGCGCAACCCGGTGTTTCTCCTGGTCTGAGTAAGGCTAGTGCTGCAGCATCTACTCTGAATAAAGTAATGAAAAATCCTTCACCCACCAGTGTGAATGACTTACCATCTACTTCAAGACGTAAAGAATCGGAACTTAATAGACTTAAAGGACTCAAAGCATCTATGAAAGAAGCTATTGATAAAGTTTATGAAGATAGATCTGATGATGCAAAAGCATCTTTAGAAAAAGTTAAGAAGCGTCAAGGTGTTCTTGATGATTACGAAAAGAAAACTGGTAAGAAACTTGATATCAACAAATCAGTTGAAGCAAGAGAGCACAAGAAAAACTTCCCTGGTGCTAAGCGTCAAGCGAAGAAAGTGAAAGGTGCTAAAGAAACTGAACTTGAAACTCATAACAGAAGAGTCAATAAGTATAGTGAGCGTCTTCGCAAATATGGTAAAACTAAAAAGCAAAAGCGTGATGATGATGCTATGGCGAAACATGCGTCTCGTTTTGATTGAGCCTATATAAAATGAACCCCTCTATAGGATAAAATTATGTTAGCTTTCTTACTCCCACTTGCTAAAAAAATTGTTGCTGATGCTGTTTCTCGCATTCCTGATGATGCAGAACTTGGCGAGAAACTCATTGACATCTGTATTATTGTTCTTGAAAAAGCAGTTAAACTGACCAAGACAACTGCAGATGATAAATTACTTGAGGCAGTGAAAGCAGCACTTGTCACTCGTGACGGTGAATGATTTATAAATAACTAAACGGAATTCAACGTCGGAGAAACAATGTCTTTATACGGAAGAGTTGACTCCACTGCTAACCAGACCGCTGTCGGTCTTACTATTGGTAACAGCGGTGGGTCTGTAACAAAAACTATCGTCTTTGTTGACGAAACAGAAGCAGGTTTGGACGAGAATAAGTCTCGTGGTATTACTGCTCCTGGTTGGTGGGCATATCATACTTATACTGATGTATCTGGTGCAACTCGTCACCGTGCAGAGCATCTGATGTTCCTCACAAATCCTGAGGCTAACGCTGATGAAACTCTGAGCGACGACACCATTGCAGCGGACGCAACTAACACCATCACCCTCAGCACTAACAACACTGACCAGACTACTTCTAGTGGTGCAGCAACCTTCGCTGTTGTCGCGTCTGTTACCAACTCTGGTACAGCAACCTTCCAATGGCAGAAGCGTACATCTACCAGTGGTCGTTTTGCAAATGTCTCTGGTGCAACCAGCACCAACCTGGCACTCACAGGTCAGACTGCAGCAAACGATGGCAACCAGTACCGTGTTAAGGTCAACTCTGACAATGGTGCAGAGGAAGTTATCTCTGCTGTAGCAACACTTACATTTGGTAGCTAATGAATTTTGACGAACTGAATACAAATAATGCTATTCTGTTCGCCATAAAACATTATAATAATCCTCAATGTCATACTCGTGAGGATTTTGATGAAGATATGAGACGCTTTAAATATTTAAAGCGTCTTTTTCGACGATATATTAAAAATAACGAGTTAAGAGTACACTTAATTCTTAATCATCTCATCATTTTATATAATGTTTTTGGTGAATCAGCAACACCACTTCTATATCTTTATATGGAAAGGGAGTATTGGTCTTTGATTAAAACATTCCTCATGTATTTGAATAAATATCCAGTAGGATTCTTACCGGATCTTGCTTGTGATGAGGTAATACAGAAAGAACTGGAGCTAATATGAAAGAAGAAATGATGACAGCAGGCACGGGAGGATTTAGTGGCAGCGCAGCAGCGACTGGACCTAATGCTGGATACGATCCTGTCATGAAATTTCGTAGTAAGATTAAGAGTAAAAAGGATAAAAAACTTGTGATGCCTGGCAATCAGTTAAAGGCAGAAACTGATCATAGTTATCAAGAAAAATTATATAATATTATTTCAGAACGACAGTTAGAACGAATTAATAAACTCAAAGAGCAAGGTTATGATCTAAGCGAAGAACAGATCAATGAGTTTCTTGGTAGTGTTTTTAAAGGAATTGGTAATGCGTTTAAAGGTGCAATGGGTCCTAAACCTCAACCTAAACCTGTAAGTCCTGCTCCTGCTCCTGCTCCTCCTATGCCAGCAATGGGTGGTAATATGAATATGAAACCTAACATGGGAGCAATGAAACCCAACACGGGAGCAATCCGATCAACATCTTCGGGTTCTCTTAATGTTGCTAAACCACCTAAGAGTGTTCCTGCTCCTAATAGTGCAATTGCCTCTCCGTCAATGGGTGGTGATAAATATTCATCTTCTATGATCGCTAAAAAAATGAAAGATAGAAGCCGAATTAAAAATAAACCAACTTCTATGATGGGTGAAGTAAAGGAGGCAACAGCAGCACCCCAAGATCAACCTGTAGGATTATATCAATATAAAGTGACCGTACCTGAGATGGGTACTACTATCATCTATGCATCATCTCCTACAGAATTGATGATTAAATTTAGAATGCTATTCAATCCTCGCTTTATTAAGCAGATTAAAATTGAAAGAATTTCTCCTTCTAAAGCAGGTGAACTTTTTTATGTTAAAAGATTAAAACACCTTAGAAATATTAAACCGGACTAATGGCATTTGGATTTCAAAAATTAGCAGTGTTAGAATCTAAACTTGACATCTATGAGGATCTTTCCAAAGAGATGTTGGATAAGTTAGAGCGTGCTGTATCTACTATTTCAGAAAATAGTAATAAAGTATCAGTCATTCTTGAGCGCCATGAAAGTCGTTTGGATGAAGCAACTAGATCTGATCAGTTGATTATTAAAATGATTGAGGAGATGAAAGATACTGATGAAAAGAGTAATAAAATCCTTCATGATAGAATTGATAGAATTCAAAAGAAAGTAGATTATAATCAGAGATTTGTAATTGGTGCTGGTGCTGTGCTAGCAACGCTAGGTCTGGTAGCACAGATTGCATTTCCTCTTTATAAAACCTTGACACCCACCATAAAATCGAGTATGATACAGGGACCAGCGGTCTCTAGAATTGTCTGAATTTGTTGATTCCCATTATGTAAGTCTCTTATCCGGTAGACTGGATAAGTTTGTTCGTAAAAAATCAGGACTTTATAACTTCCGCTGCCCTTACTGTGGTGATTCACAGAAGCATAAGAATAAGGCAAGGGGGTATTTTTTTCGTCTTAAAGCAGACATGGTATTCAAATGCCATAACTGTGGGGTTGGAAGAACTTTGCCCAATTTTCTAAAAGATCAAGCACCAGATCTCTATGATGAATATATCATGGAGCGTTATAAAAAAGGCACGACAGGTAAAGGATCTTATGTTCCCAAACCAAAATTTGAAAAACCAGTATTTAAAAAGAAGGGTCATCTGCCCTCAATCGAAGAACTAAATAAAGAGCATCCTGCACGAAAGTATCTTGAGCATAGACAAATTCCGCAAAAATATTTTTCGGAAATATTCTTCACAGATAGATTCTATGAATGGGTTAACAAATCAAAATTACAATTTGAAAAAATCAATGTTGACCAACCTAGAATTGTCATCCCTTTCAAAGATAGAGAAGGTACTTGGTTTGGATTCCAAGGAAGATCCCTTACCCCCGGAGACAAACTCAGATACATAACTATCATGTTAGATGAATCTCGCATTAAGGTATATGGACTTGATCGAATAAACTTTAACAAGACCATATACATTACTGAAGGACCGTTTGATAGTTTGTTTATTGATAATGCAATTGCAATGGCTGGCGCAGATGTTGATTGGGAACTAATTAAAGATAAAGAAGTTGTCTTTGTTTATGATAACGAACAAAGAAATCCTGAAATTATTAATCGAATGAAAAGGGTTATAGATAAGGGATACGAAATTGTTGTTTGGCCATCTACCATCAAAGAGAAAGATCTCAATGATATGAAAATGGCTGGACATGATGTTCAATCTCTGGTAGAATTTAACACCTATTCTGGTTTAGAAGCACAAATTAAACTTAGCGAATGGAAAAAAGTATGAGCAAAGAAATTCATGTAATCAAGCGTGATGGGGAAAGAACTCCACTCAACCTAGACAAGGTTCATGTCATGGTTGAACACGCTTGTAGGGGTCTCGCAGGAGTCTCTGAGAGTCAAGTGGAGATGAATTCTAATCTTCAATTTTTTGATGGTATTAAAACCTCTGACATTCAAGAAATTCTCATTCGTTCTGCTAACGATTTAATTTCTTTAGAAGCACCAAACTACCAATTTGTTGCTGCCCGACTTCTTTTGTTTGGACTCAGGAAGGCAGTATATAATGGTCATCCAGATGGTCACCCTCCACTCTTTGAACATGTCCAAAAATGTATTAGTCGGGGTGTTTATGATTCTAGTATCGCAAGTAAGTATTCTGAGGAGGAATGGGAAAAGTTAAATAGTTATATTGATCATGATCGTGACTATTTGTTTACATATGCTGGCATTCGCCAGGTTGTGGATAAATATCTAGTTCAGGATCGTAGCAGTGGGCAGGTCTATGAGACTCCACAATTCATGTATATGATGGTTGCTGCAACTCTGTTCCAAAATGATGATAAATTTTATCGGTTGGAATATGCCAAAAAATACTACGACGCAATCTCCAAACACCGACTCAACATCCCAACGCCAATCATGGCAGGCGTCAGAACACCCTTGCGTCAATTTGCATCTTGTGTTCTCGTTGATGTTGATGACACCCTCGATAGCATCTTTAGCAGCGATATGGCTATTGGTCACTATGTCGCACAAAGGGCTGGTATCGGCATTAACGCTGGCAGAATCCGTGGGATCAACAGCAAAATCAGAGGTGGAGAGGTACAGCACACAGGTGTTGTCCCCTTCCTTAAAAAGTTTGAATCAACTGTCCGATGCTGTACACAAAACGGTATCAGAGGTGGTTCTGCTACAGTTCATTTTCCTATCTGGCACCAAGAAATAGAAGACATCCTTGTTCTTAAGAACAATAAGGGTACAGAAGATAATAGGGTAAGGAAACTTGACTACTCAATCCAGATTTCAAAACTTTTCTATGAGCGTTTCATTGCAAATGAAGAGATTAGCCTCTTCTCACCGCATGACGTACCAGGTTTGTATGATGCTTTTGGTACTGATACATTTGACGATCTCTATGTACGTTATGAATCAGATGAGTTTACTCCAAGAAAGACTATCGGAGCACAAGAACTTTTTCTTAATCTCCTAAAGGAGAGAGCAGAGACTGGTCGTATCTATATTATGAATATCGACCACTGCAATAGTCATTCTTCTTTTAAAGACAAAGTGAATATGAGTAACCTTTGTCAAGAAATTACTTTGCCTACCGATCCAATCAAACATATTGATGGTCAGGGTGAGATTGCTCTATGCATTCTTTCTGCTATTAATGTGGGCAAACTAAAATCTTTGGAAGAACTAGATGAACTTTGTGACCTCGCTGTAAGGGGTCTGGATGCCCTTATTGACTATCAGGAGTATCCTGTTGATGCAGCACGACAGAGCACTATTAATCGCCGTTCTCTGGGTGTTGGATTTATTGGTTTGGCACATTACTTAGCTAAAAATGATGCGAAGTATGATTCTCCTAAGGCACATGATTTGGTTCACAAACTCACAGAGCGTTTTCAATATGCTTTGTTAACAGCATCAAATCATATGGCAATGGAAAAAGGTCCATGTGGTTACTTCGGTAAAACTAAATATGCAGATGGAATTCTTCCAATTGATACATATAAGAACGAAGTAGATGAAATTGTAAGACATGACCTACAGTGTGATTGGGAGTTTTTGCGTAAAAGAATTCTTCAACATGGACTCCGACACAGCACACTGTCCGCACAAATGCCTTCGGAGAGCAGCTCCGTTGTGTCAAACGCTACCAATGGAATCGAGCCGCCTCGTGCATACTTGTCCATTAAAAAAAGTAAGAAAGGACCCCTTAAGCAGATTGTTCCATCATATTCCACCCTGAAGGGTAACTATACACTTCTATGGGATATGCCAAACAATGATGGATATATTGCTATTGTGTCGGTGATGCAGAAATTCTTTGACCAAGCAATTTCTGGAAACTGGAGTTATAATCCAGAGAACTACCCCGACAATGAAGTGCCTGTATCTGTGATGGCAAAAGATCTTCTTAATACTTACAAGTATGGTTGGAAGACTTCGTATTATCAAAATACATATGATGCTAAAAAAGATGGTGATGACGAAAAACAAAATGAGTTAGATCAACTTATCGATCAAATATCACAAACCGAGGAGGAAGATTGTGAGTCCTGCAAAATCTGAAGTAAAAGGAATGACCGTATTTAACAAGCAAAAAGTTGATAGTAAAAAACAACCCATGTTTTTTGGGCAACCTTTGGGTGTACAAAGGTATGATGAATACAAGTATCCTGTATTTGACAAATTAACTCAGCAACAACTGGGTTATTTCTGGAGACCGGAAGAAGTTTCTTTACAAAAAGATCGCAGTGATTACCAAACACTTACGCCAGAACAAAAGCACATTTTTACCAGCAATCTTAAATACCAGATCATGCTGGATTCTGTACAAGGGCGTGGTCCTGGGATGGCTTTTATCCCTTACTGTTCATTACCTGAACTAGAAGCATGTATGACTGTGTGGGAGTTTATGGAGATGATTCATAGTCGCTCCTATACATATATTATTAAGAATGTTTATTCTAATCCCGGTGATGTATTTGATACTATCCTGGATGATGAAAATGTAATGTCTCGTGCTTCCTCTGTGACAGAATCTTATGATGACTTTATTAAAGAAGCGCATTCATATGACAATGGAATGATGTGGGAACTTGCAAGAGATGGTCATATTTCAGGGACAATTGAACGTCGTGAGTTGAAGCGTAAACTCTATAGGGCAGTAGCAAATGTCAACATCCTCGAAGGAATCCGTTTCTATGTGTCGTTTGCGTGCTCGTTTGCTTTTGGCGAGAATAAACTTATGGAGGGTTCGGCTAAGATACTCTCTCTTATCGCTAGAGATGAAAGTCAACACCTGGTTATCACGCAGAATATCCTGAAAAAATGGAAAGATGGTGATGATCCTGAAATGGCAATCATTGCTAAAGAAGAAAAACCTTTTGTTGCAGAAATGTTTAGAAGGACTGTTGATGAAGAAAAAGCGTGGGCAGATTATTTGTTTAAAAATGGTTCGATGATTGGTCTTAATGGTAGACTCCTCACAAATTATGTTGAATGGGTTGCCAACCGTCGCATGAAAGCAATTGGTATTGATCCTATTTTTGATATCCCTGCTAAAAATAACCCTCTGCCCTGGACAGAGCACTGGTTAAATAGTAAAGGACAACAAAATGCCCCTCAAGAAACTGAAATTGAATCTTATGTAGTTGGAGGAATTAAACAAGATGTCGCAGCAAACACCTTCGCCGGATTCTCCCTTTGATCCTGATGATCAGCAGGCAAAATATGATGAAGCTTTTGATGATCTCCTAAATCAATTAGGAGACATTGGAATGAATATCGGTGATGTATTTAATCAGTCTGTAGATCCTGAAAAAGTTACTTTAGAAGACATTGAGGATGTTTACGAAGATAATGCCGATGATGTTGAAAAATGGAATGAAATTTTAGACATTGCTAACGAACCGGATCCTGGTCCTTCTCAGGCTGATATGATTTGGGAAGCAGAAAAAAGAAAATCTCAATATCCTAGAGGTAGGGGATTCAGAATGAAAATGACAGACGCTGACGAATGGTTAAACAAAAGAAAAAATGTATCAGAGTGAACTACCTATGTTAGGAATCTATGATATAAATATAAATGTAATGCAAGTTACATTTACGTTCATCCCCATTGAGTGGGACGCAAGTAAGTCGCGGAACGGAGCGTTCATCCCATGATACCAGAATTACTTCTGTATTCGACAATCAGTTGTGCCGATGCTGATGCTATTATGCTGAAGATTAAGGCAAGTGAATACCTTGATAATCAAATCAAGGTAGAGTTAGTGGAGACCGTAAAGGAATTTACATCTGATTGTTATTGGGACGCAAACGACTGAAGGAACGGGGCTACAATCCCATTCTTTTAGGAGACCTACAATGAACACACTCAATCTCATCAAGAAGCAGATCGAGAAGGCATCAGCACTTCACGATGCTCAAATTCACCACACTACATATCGCGGTGTTGAGTATGATACTCGTTGTGTAGAAAGTAAGGAAACTCACGGTACATTTTGCTATCGTGGTAAGACTTACACCAAGTGATTTAAATCTTGATATCATGATAAAGCACCCTTCGGGGTGCTTTTTTAGTATAATAAATACTGACAACCTATACAGGAGAGTCATGAAAATCTTTCTGGACTGTTCTGACCCAGAGTTGATCGCCTCTGCATATGAGACTGGTTTAATCGATGGAGTTACAACAAACCCTAGTCTCATGCTTAGAGCAGGCGATGATCCAAAACATGTGATCAAGGAGATCTCTGCAATTTTTCCATGGAATGCTTCAGTTTCTGCTGAAGTCGTTGGTGATACTGCAGAAGAGATGCTTGACATGGCAGAGGACTACCTGGAAATCGGACCAAACATTACGATCAAAGTTCCATGCACGGTCGAAGGACTGAAAGTATGTAGAGAACTATCAAATGATGATGTACAAGTAAACGTAACACTAATTTTTAGCACGGCACAAGCACTACTTGCTGCGAAAGCAGGAGCAACTTATGTTTCTCCTTTCGTTGGGCGTGTATTCGATCAACATTGGAATGGAATTTATCTCATTGAGGAGATTGCAGATGTCTTTGCTACTCACGAACTCAAAACAGAAGTTCTTGCCGCTTCTATTAGAGAACCTATTCAAGTCTCCGACGCTTTTAGAGTGGGAGCTGATATATGCACTATATCGATTCCCATCTTTTACAAACTCTATAAGCACATTCTTACGGACAAGGGGTTAGAACTCTTTGATGCCGATTGGAAGGCACTGCAAGATAAAATCTAATGCCTAGAAATAAAATGACAAAAACAGAAGTTGAAGTTCGGGTACTGAAATTAAAGAATGAGTTATACAATGGCGGGTGGACTGCCCGCAATGGTGACTGGCATGATGGTGCTCATGAAATGTTGAATAGTGTGTTGAACATTTTACAGGAGTATCGCGAATGAACAAACGAATTTTGAAGACACTCATACAAGACCTTGAGATAGCAATTGCTGAACTCAAGGCAGAAGTGTATGCTGATCCTACTTCTTACCTAGATAAGGAAGATACAAGACAAGTGTACACATACGATGACGACGGAGAAACAGACTGATTATGAAAACCCCTGGATTTTTAACGGATACCCTTTTCTATCTGAGAACATTGACGACTATTTCGGTTTTGTCTATTGCATTACAAACACACTTACTGGTAAAAGATATATCGGAAGAAAATACTTTCACCAATTACGAAAACCTAGAACTGGAGGTAGGCGGGTTAAAAGTGAAAGCAACTGGAAAAAATACTACGGCAGCTCTAGTGAACTTACTGAAGATCGCAAACAGTACGGAAATCTGGTCTTCAAACGAGACATTTTGAGCCTACATAAAAGTAAGGGTTTAACAAACTTTGAGGAAACCCGACAACTTTTTCTAAACAATGTACTTACGGAGGCAGCGACAGATGGGTCACCAGCGTTTTACAACTCAAACATTCTGGGTAGGTACATGCGAAAGGATTACTTCCAAAAAGATGCTTGACACCCCCTAGGGCGTCTGCTATACTTACAAGGTAGTCAAGGGAGTTCTCCATGGATCAGGAATTCAATGACATAAACGATGTCCTTTTGGATTTGTTCATCGATCAGTTACACGCAGCAGCGGAACTGGAGATGGGGGAAAACCTTGATGCCGCTTGGGTCAGTAGCTCAGCGGATAGAGCAACTGCCTTCTAAGCAGTTGGTCGCAGGTTCAAATCCTGCCTGACTCGTTGCTCCTTAATGGGGCATACCGGTCCAATTGAGGAAAACATATGACTACAGCACAAAAGTTCTCGTCTCATATTGAAATTCTTTATGAGGCAATTGATCGACATGTAGTTCTTGACACTGAGTATCCTACCATTTATAATCAGGTACTGAAATTCTATGAGGAGAAAGGTGTTCACTTCTATGGTGATGTAGATGAGGATTACGATATCCTCTTAACTAAACTTGAACAGGACCTTTTTTATTATGAACAAAGTGAAAGTTCTTCTTGAACGATTCCCTTATCGTTATGTTGAAGTTGGGATGCTCGAAAATGGGCATCCTGATTACAGGATTCAAAAAGCACATGAGTATACCAAGCGTTACTCAGACATGTATCTTCTTGATAATCAGATGCAACTTCTAACTGCTATAGAAGATTTTGAGTACACAAAGTGGTTGGATCCCGACCGCGTTCCTTGTTACATTAAAGATCGAGTAAAACCATGAATGTATACCAAAATGCTGTTGATGCACTCAAAGAGTGTGTTAAACAATCAATGGAAAGTAATGTTAGTTCCAATACGCAAGGAGAAATCTGGCGTCATTATCAAGGCATGAAATGTATTGCCGAACAACTTGAAGCAAAAGATGGTTCCGTTCAGTTCTTTCTTTCGGAATCCGAAGGAAAAGATCTTTATGATCCCGACTATAATATTCAAGCGGCACAATCTGTAGATCTTGGGAACCTATATAGTGGGAAGGATGTCATCACCTTCAACTAGTCTTTGCCAATAGACTATAAACTAAATGGTGTTTAGCGCGACAGAAAACAATAAAGGGTGATAATTTAGAGTTAATGTTAATCATCATAAGGACCCCTTGAGAAAGGGTCCTTTTTTATTGGATTTGAAATCTTAATATTTGAAGGGCTTTACAATTGTGAAGAAATGCTATATAATATGTAAAGTTTCATAACAAAAGGTAAATGACTGTAACAACGAATGAACTTGGTCAACAAAATTTGTTTGCCAGGGAACCTCAGATGTACATCTCACAAACTGACGCTGAGCGTTATGGGTATGAGACATATGCTGAGAAAGCAGAGAAATTGAATGGACGCACTGCTATGCTTGGATTTGTTGCTGCTGTTATTTCTTATGCTACTAGTGGCAGTCTATTTTTCTTTGGAATTTTCGGATTCTGAAACTCAATTTATACAAAAAACTAACAGGAGAAAAACAATGACAGAAAACGCAGAACGCATTAATGGTTGGGCAGCAATGCTCGGAGTCATCGCTGCTATTGGCAGTTATGCAACTACAGGTCAGATCATTCCTGGTATCTGGTGATGGGATTTGTAGTAGCAGCTTTAGTGTTACTCATTCCTATTGCAGTAGCAGCAAAAAATTCATGACTTACGATTGGACTATACTTCAAACATTAATCTTTATCGTCACACCTTTTTTTGTAATGCTTGCTATAAGCAGTCAAGATGAAGATGATGATGGTCCTCCAGATGGAGGATTGTTACAACCAATACAAACACCATCATATAATCCTATCTAAATATATTTTTGGGTAACGATAAATGCTTACTGATCTCTATCAGGACATGGAAACATTGAACGCTCTTTATGAGGAGTTACTTTGGGATCCGGAAAAACCTTTAGAATTTAAAGCGGATTACGAAAATGATCGTATTATCATCACACTCAAAAAAGACTAAATATAATTGAATATCGTCGTCGCTTGGACAACGGGGTAACTGGCACAATCCAGTTGACACCCCGTTTTTTATTTGCTAAAATAGTGAGGTAGTCTTATGAAACTTATGTCGATTCCAGTAATTGTAGCTGCCGTTGGTACTGCCCTTTCAGTTCCATTTCTTATGGAACCGCCAAAGGTTATGCCATCTACATCTGATGTTACGCCTATCGTTGTAGAACCATATAAACCAACTTGGAAATGTGAGGATTGCACACCAGAGGAACAGTATGTTCTCTCACAAATTCAAGAACACACACGCATTACAGATCGCAATGCCCTTGCTACTATCATGGGCAATATCAAACAAGAATCGAAGTTTACTGCTAATATTTGTGAAGGTGGAGCTCGTGTCTCTTATGATGAATGTCTTACCGGTGGTTATGGTTTGATTCAGTGGACCTCAATTGGTCGTTATAATAATCTTGGACAATTTTGCAAAAATTTTGGTTGTGATCCTAGCAGTTTAGAGGGTCAAACCCGTTATATGATTAATGAATCTGTTTTCCAACGCTATCTTCCTGAGTTTGAAGGCAGTGGTAAAACCGTTAGGCAGTACATGGTTCCTGCATACTATTGGTTGGGTTGGGGCATCAAAGGTAACAGAGAACTGTATGCATACGACTATACACGGAAACTGGTTCTAGTTTGAGTACAAATGCTTATCTTTGGGTCTTGACGGATTCCCGAACTTCTGTTACTATAAATAGGTAAACAAATGTTAAGGAGAGTCACGCTTTCCTAACACTTGACGCCTTACCAGGACTAAACAGCGTCATTAAATAACAGTCCTTCATACCAACTCTGGAGGGTAGAGTTGGAATATTTTACCTAGTGCCACCCCGCACTCATACATAACCCTTTTTCAAAAATGACAACTCTTTCAAGACAACAATCACAATCTACTTGGGAACA